GGGAGGTTGGTCGCATTAGGGCGACGGTTGATTGTGATGAGATGTGAAGACATGATCTATTTTATCTAATGATTTTCTACTATAAGAGAAAGGGGGAGGCCACACACCTCCCCCCATCTTAACCAAAACCTGCTTACGACTTAACGCAGTCGAGGAGCAAGCAGTTCGTAGCGCGGCGGATTGCCACACCACACTCTTTCATGAAGTGAACAGATGAGCCATCCACGTCAGTAGCACGCAAAGCATTACCACCGAAGCCTGGAGGCACAGTTGCACCAGCCACAGCAAAACGGATAAGCTCACGGCCCTTACGAGAGATGTACTGAACGTTAGCCTCACCATCGTAAGTGCTCATATCGAGGAAGCACATACGGTAAGACTCGAGCGGCAAGCCAGTCACTGGGTGACGATCGCTGTTCATAGCCTTAGCTCCGTGGTCAAACAGAGGCAAGTGGCGAACAGTGATGGTGTGCCCATCGATGTGCTGGTAAGAAGTGAAGTAACCACCCAACTGGAGGTTGCTACCGCTACCGCTGATGAAGCTAGAAGGGTCAGTGTTCTTGATGTAAGTACCTGAAGAAATTTCAGACTTCATAGCATTGTCGAACTCTTCCATACCACCGATACCGGTGAAGAGGACGATGTTCATCTGCTGAGCGTCAGTAGCGCCATACAAAGCGTCACGGACAACAGACTTAATCTTAGCCGTAGTCAATTCAGAGTACGTGTCAACGTTCGGAATCTGCTCGAACACACCGGAGCCAAGAGTAATTGGCTTACCGTTGTCGTCCTTCAGGTGGATGAGACCATTAGCATCCCGGTTGTACTGGCTGTACCACAAAGCGTACTCAGTCTCCTCCTTCCAACGGAGCATGTGCTGATACTCTTCAAAGTCATACCAGAGGTTAGTAGAACGACCACCAACATTGAACTCGAAGTTCACGACACGATCAGGCATGTTGCCCTCGTATGCGTAAGACTTACGAATCAAGCTGATTTGGTTACGCATCTTAGACGGAGCGACCCAGTGGCTTTCGTTTCCACGTGATCCGCTCATTGCAGCAGGTGCGTACAACTGAACGAACAACTTGTTTTCGAAAGCATCGCCAGCGACAGCAGCACCATCAGAAGCAACGAGCTGACAGCTGTACTCATAGCCGTTCGCCACTGGAGTGGGATCGTCCATAATACGGAGCTGAGTGCCGTCTGGTGCTTCGATGATGTACTGGCGGACAAACCAACGCTCATTAAACGTCAGCTTAATTCGGGTGTGGTTTGCGCCAGTACCCGATTGAGCAAGACACTCAAGTGCCTTATTCATACGGCCCATTACGGGGTAATCGTACTCAACGTCGTTGATGTACTTAGTTGCGCCCATACCCTCAGTCAAGAATGAAAGCGGGAAACGCTTGTCTTCCTGGCCGGAGAGGTGGGTAATAACAGGAGAAAGGACGTCCGGTTGAGTGAGGAGAGCAGCAGCAAGGCTATTCTCGTCAGTCATAGCCGAACTGTTGAAGGTGTCTTCGTAAAGACGTAGCTTCTTGATGTTGTCAGCAGACATGATTCAAGGGTTTGTATTAAAGGGTTATAAAAGATCTTTCAATGAAGGAAGTTTCTTAGGTGCCTTGTAGGACGATTGACCGCCCTTCATCCGCTGGTTAGCGGGTTTTTTCTGCTGCAACTTTTGCTTAAGGTTCTGGGCCTTCTTAGTATTCTGGGTATTGCTAACGAGTTTGCTGAGGTCGAACTTCTTCCACAACAGATACTCCATTGCGACTTGGGTTTCCAAGTCCATTTGCTCTCTATCTACGAGACGCTGTGTGCGTCCTTGATTATCAACTGCATCGCTCATCCACCCGAAAAACTTCTTGCGGTCGGCGTTTGGGATAGCAAAACCTTTGACAACTCCTTGGTCAATGGTTTGTTGGATAGCTCCCCACTGCTGCTGCACTTGCTTTTGTTGTTCTTCAGCTTGTGCTTTTTGCTGCTCTACAAGTTGTTTAGCTTCACGCTCTTGAGCAATCTTAAGTTTGCCCAGGCTACGATTGGCTTGATTCATGAGAATCCCAGCTTCAACGTATTCCTGCACAGTTTCAGAAATCTCTTCTGGCTGATAGCCCTGACGAGACAAAAACTCCTGTACAACCATACGTTGCATAGAGACATCCTCGTCAGTCAACTCAATGGCTCCAAAGTCTACGTTCGGGCTTGTTGCCTGAAAGTATTTCTTCGGATCGCCACCATTGTACCGGAACTGAAGGTATTCCTCCACATCCGGGAACTGTGAAAAGACGGTATCTAGTTGCTCCTTAGCAATCTCATTGGCTACCTGAGTGGTGAAATTTACTACACCATCGTAGTCCTCTGAGAAGTCGCCTGCAACTTCATATCCCATCTTTTGACGCAAAGTGTCAATAATGCTAGCCTCTTCTTCAGATACAGACTCTTCTGTATCTTCTGATTCTGCTACCGGTTGCGATACCGGCTCGTCAGCTTCTTGAGCTTCTGGTTCTTCCTGAACTGCAGCTTCCTGCTCAACTTCAGGTTCGGGAGTTTCCTCTGTTACCTCCGATGCGACACTCTCTTCCGGTTCTGGAATGCTAGTGGGAGCGTCATTGTTGAGCAAGTTTGCTACGCTTACTTGGCTCAGGTCTAATGATTTTTCTTCTGCCATCTCTACAAAAGTATTTTATATACCGAATATTCTGACGTTTTTTTATACGTCACTGTTTGATTTATTATTATCAACTTTTTTGCCGTTGCAGGTCAACTTTTTGTTTCTCTACATCAAGCCGTGCCCTGTCAATCTCATCTCTTCGCCCATTTCCATCGGCGTCAGTTGTGATTTGTCGCGCCAAATCCATCTTCTTCAACTCAATCTTAACCATGCGGTCTTTCTCATTCTGGTCTGCCTCAAACGCGTTCTTCTGCTCTTGCAATTGTTGCGATGCTTGAATCTGCGCTTGTGCTTGCTGCTGTTGTGCTTTTTGTGCTTGCTCTTGCATCTCCTTCTGCTTTAGATCAACCTCTGCCAACAACTGTTTGATTTTGCTAAAGTTATTTGAGTCCAAAATCTCTGCAATAGTGCCAGGCTGCTGACCATTCTGTGCCATAGCCTGTGCTAGACCCTTGAGCTGCTGCAGCTTGTCCTGTTCACGGCTGTTGTTTTTGACAAATACACCGTATTCCGCCTCCTGATACTCGTCAGGGTCAATAGCAAGCAAAGCAGTACGCAAATCGCTGGTTACATACGTCATTTTCTTGCCTTCACGCCAAGCAATCTTGCTGGTATCAAGCAGACCAAGGTATTCGCGCTCAATAAAGTTTTCAAACCGGCGGAACAGCTCTTCAGAAATGACAGATGACTGGAAAATTGCACGCTCGGTAACTCCAACACCATCAGACGTCTTGACTTGTCCCTTACGCTGACGGCTGACACCAATCATTTCCTCCCACTCTGCCTTGATTGCTTGCAAAAGCTGGAACTGAGCAGCGATGTACTGCCCAAGCGACATGTCAAGAACCTGAAACTGGTTGAATGTCACACGCTCGCCGGATTTACCTTCAGCAGTAGAGTCAATAAACGCAAAGCCCATAGCATCTGCGTAGTACATGAACTTTTCCTCATCCCAGCCGTGGCGCTTAGGGATGGTGTTCATCTCCATAAGCATGATTTTGTCCTTGTTCTTGGCAATGGACAACTCAAGTCGGTAGTGGAATACGTTGTACAGCACCTGGTAAGCCAAGCCCATACTGATAACACTGATGTTGTCACTGTGACGGTTGCTATATACCCGTCCGTTATAGGGCAGCTTGCATACTGACACATTGTTCATCTCATTACGCTGCACCGGATGCGGTTGCGCTGTAACGATAATGTCCTTGTCGATTTGATAGCCCTCCCACACCTCATTCACCCAGTAGTAGGTAATCTCTTCCCCCTCTGACTTCTTGTATGTTTCATCTACCACCATCTCCTGTTCCTGACCCAGCTCATCTGTAAAGGTTAGGATACCCACACGGCTAAACGACTTCCAGCATACATGCAGCACCTCAACCATACGGTCAGACTCGTCATCCTCAGGCTTGTTGATGAACATACTTTGCGCACCACCATAGCCATCACGAGACTTGGCTGTTGGCATCTCCAACTGGTCAATGTCTTTAGGCGAAAGAACGTCGTAGAACCGATCTACAACTTGGTTGATTGACATGATTTGTCTGCGCACAACCCAGTCGGCATCTTCAATAAATTCTACATCAGGCCCCTTCTCATAGTCAATATCCAGTGGGGATACTACATCGTACTCCACATCATTCATACAGACGTCCTTGTACGTGTAGCACTCGCCAGCAATAAGCCAGTCAAAAAACAAACGCTGCGACTTGTCCTCGAAGTTAAGCCAGTCAAAAAGGTAGTTCAGAACCTCTTGCCCAATAATAGCACGGCTATCACGGTAGCCAGTCATGACTTGCTCCATATACTCTTCTGGTGCAGGCAGTTCTTCTGATGGCTGCCCTGTCTCAAGACCTTGGGAGTTAGCCTCATTGATAAACAGCTGCTCCAGAAACTCTTTGTACTTCTCCTGGCGAAACTTGTCAAAGCGCGATTCGATATCTGCGTTGCGGACAACAACCTGATAAGACATCGGCCGCTTGGCTTTCTCGCCCAGCAGAAGGTCTACAATAGGCTTAAGAATGTTGTAGTTGCGCAGGCGTGCAGGAAAGTTCTTTTTGGACCATGCCTCACTGTTGTAAGGATTCGTGACATAGTTGTAGTCTGCCTCCCGTATGTTACCGTTATAGGCTTCGTAGTAGGTCTGCAGTGTATGCTTGGTGCTGGTGCTAAACGAAGAACGGTTGATGAATGCACGAATACAGTCTTTCGCCCAGTCCTTAGTCTTACGCGACCGTGGTAGCTTTTGTTTAGGAATATTATACATCCGTATGCGATTTATGAGAAGAAGGCTCGATCAAAAAAAGTATTTTCACTTTGCTGCTCTACAACCTTTACTTCTCTTGTATGCAAGTCCTTGAGATGGAACATGCCTACCATTAATGCTGAGACGCGGTCAAAGTTGCCACGTCGGTTGTACTTTACCAGCTCATCTATCAATGCAATATCATAGATTTGATGTAAATTGAGCCGTACTTCTCCGGACTCGTTACGTCCCCGAGGGGTCTTGAGCCAGTCTCGCAAGTATATCTCTGCTTGACCCTTACGCTCTTTACTACCCATGCTCATGCCGTAACTACGGCCCAGCTTGCGGATACGAACGTTATCTGTCTTGTCAAAGATTTCTACTTCCGGGAGCAAGTGTTGCATAAGCTTGTGACGCTTTGCAAATGGTATCACTTCGCCCCGGTCATTCTCAAATCCTATGCGAGCATTATAATACTTTGCCAACAAAAATAGTGTATTGTTGTATTCATCCTGCGTA